GCCGGCTTCAATGCCGAGAAAAGACAAATTGCGCTCGATGCCGGGCGCGGCATGTCGCTGCACGATCTGATCTATTCCTGGGCTCCTCCGAAGGAGAACGACACGGCCTCGTATCTGAGGCGCGTATCCGCCTCGACAGGCATCAATCCGGCGGCCAAATTGAGTGAAGTCAGAGCAGCGAACGTCACTGTCAACAATAACGTGAAGATCGAGCTTCCGAAGTCCGAGTATGCTCCGCGGGAATTCGCAAGCGCGATCAGGGGTCAGATGGACCAGCATTTTGCCAGCCGCACGCAGTGGGATCAGGTGCAGATCCAGCCTTTGAATCCAGGGTAACCATGGGCGACCTACCGATCAACATCAACCCGGGCGCGGGAGCCGAGAACGCGGCAATCAGCCAGAATCTGAAAACCGGCTTCTACACGCCCGGCTACCGGCCTGTCGAGTGGCAGCAGGGCTCGGGCGCCACCCTGACCGTCACGGCAAAGGACTATTCATCGCTCAGCAGCCCCGGGGGTACGTTAACCCAAGGGGCGGTTGACGCTGAAGGTAATGCTCAGATCGCTCTGGACACCCCTTTCGTGCCGCCGACCGTCATCTACGTCTTCGACGGGATCGCGCACACCGAGCACGACCAGGAAATGGTGGTAACGGAGAACCCGGTCCAGACCGGGGCCAGCCTGACCGATCATTCCTTTATGCTCCCGGCGAAGGTCACTGCCGAAGTGCTGATGAGCGATGCCATGCAGTCGTTCACGCTCGGGCAGTTCACCAGCGGCGAGTCGCGCAGCGCATCGGCCTATGAGGTTCTGCAGATGTTGCAGAAATCCCGCCAGCCTCTCCAGGTGGCTACGCGGATCGCGCAGTACAGCAACATGCTGATCACGAATCTGAATCCGGTCGAAACTCACGAAACCCGGTTCGGATTGAAATGCCGCGTGACGTTCACGCAGATCCTCACCGCGACCGTCACTTCGGTATCCAGCGGATTGATCAACCCGTCGAGCGCGCGGCCGCAATCGACCTCCAATCCCACAGTTACAGGATCGACGCAGCCGCAGCCGGTGAGCCAGGCTCTGGTTACCCAGCACTCCGTCGGTCTGCCGGAGAACACGCCGACCGGAGTACTCGGACCTCCGCAATCCGTCGGTCTGCCGGCTAGCACTCCGACCGGAGTACTCGGCTCCAGCCGTATGGCGAATGTCCCCGGCACAAGCACCTGGAGCAGTAATAACGTGAGTGCTCTCAGTTCCCTGCTCGGCGCGGCGTTCTTTTAAGCTTTCCATGCAGATCGTCCAGCTGAACAGCAGTCCGAACCAGCGCCTGTCGGTACCGCTCTATGTAAACGGCGCCAATCTTGTCCTGCAGTTCGCCGTGCGATTTGCCGAGATGCTCGGCTACTGGATCATGAGTATCTATGACCAGAGCGGCAACCTGATCCTCGGCACCGTGCCTCTGGTGACGGGGTCCTATCCGGGCGCGAACATTCTGGCTCCGTTTGCGTACATGCAGATCGGATCGGCCCAGGTCATCAACGCGAGCGGCGTATCGAACCCGGATTTCCCCAACTCGAGCGATCTCGGCACCGATTTCGTTCTCCTCTGGGACGATAACCAGTGAGCACGAACGCGGCCAGCCTGATCCCTTATTTCGGGCGCGCCTGGCAGGTGCAGATCGTCACCCAGGCCGGGGCCACAGTGACGATTTCGAGCAGCCAGTTCACCGAGGCGCTGCGCGTGATCTTCAAAGTGGAATATCGCGTCCTCCTCGCTTATCCGATCGGCGAGCTGACGATCTACAACATCAGCCCCGGGACTCTTGGCGCGCCACCGGATAACTCCGGGCCGCCAGATCAGAATACTGCGGTCGGCTTGCCGCTGAACACTCCGACAGGAGTACTCGGACCGCCGCAACCGCAAGAAACGCCCACCTCGCAAAGCGGGCAGTTGTGGCAGTACTGGCAGGAGGTCGCCCGCGGCGATCAGGTCACGGTGTGCGCCGGCTATCAGATGGGAGCGTCCGGCCCGTGGACGCCGCTGTCCAACATCATTTTCAGCGGTCACGTTCTGCAGCCGCTCTGGTCGCGGGAAAACATTGTCGACTGGAAGCTGACCCTGCGCTGCGTCCTCGGGCTGGTGGAGGATTCGCTGAATATCGTGAACTTCGCCTTGCCGGGCGGCAAGAATTTCTACGACGTCCTCGCAAAGACGCTCGAAGAATCCGGAATCAAACCGGCCGGCCCCGACGCTATCGATCAGGAAACGCTCGAGCAACTGGTAATGCCGCGCGGCCAGGTGTTTCAGAACAGGCCCTTCGATGTGATCCGCGGAATCGCGGCTGACAACAATCTGCAGGCGTGGATCGGACCGGGCGGGATCAACGTAAGATCCCTCGGCTTCGATCCGACAGTCAAGCCAGCCTATGCTTACGGACCGCCGAATCTCCCCGGATCGTATGCTCCCAACGCGCCGGATTCGACAGTCATCAAACACACGCTGATCGGCGTACCGGAACAGACGCAGGACGGCCTTATCATGCGCGTTCTGCTCGACGCACAGCCGCTGATCGGCGACACGATTCAGCTGGCTCCGGAAACGGCGCTCAATCAGTTCGCGGTGCAGATCGGGCAATTACCGGCGACCAGCCTTGCCCCGACCACCGGCCCGGGCGCCGGCATCTATATCGTGTCCGGCATCAGGCATTACGGCGATACGCGCGGCAAAAACGACGAATGGTACACCGAGCTGACAGTGGTGACAGCGAACTTCTTCCCTGACTTCCTGAACCCGACCGCTCCACAGGTCACAAACTAGCCATGGGCGACTTACCGATCATCAATCCGGCGACGGCAATCGAGAACGCGGCGATCAGCCAGAACCTCGATCACGGCATTCCCCTGGCGCAAAGGGTAACGCCTTCGATCAATCGCTTCAGCCAGCTCGCGGTGGGAATCGGGCAGACGCTGCGCGTGGCGATCCCGGCCGTCGTCAACAGCTTCGATCCCATAAAAGGAACGATTACCGCTCAGGTGGCGGTCAACGACCTGGCCCAATGGAACCAGAATCCGGCCGGCAAGCCTATCAACGTGCAGCTGAAGCCGATAACGCTCGGCGGCATGCAGAAGAATCAGGCTATTATTCCGGACATTCCGGTAGCGATCTACAACGCCGGCGGATGGTCGATCACGATGCCGATCCAGCAGGGCGACGAATGCCTGCTCGTGTTCAACGACGCCGAGATCGACATGTGGTTTCAGAACGGCGGATCGGCGAACAACACCATCTCATCAAGGCGTCATAGCCCGTCGGACGCCATAGCGGTCTTCGGCCTTCGATCGACGCCGCGCGCCCTTCAGAATTACTCGACCACGGCGATGCAGATCCGCAACGACGATGGCTCGGTCATCATCGAGCTCACCCCGGGCTTTGTCATCATCAACGCGCCCAACGGCACCGTGCAGGTATATGCAAAAGAGGTGCAGGTTCAGGCGGTAGACACGGCCACCGTCCAGGGTGCCACTGTGAATGTCGAAGGCTCGAGCGCCGTCAACATCAACGGCTCAGGCCACACCACGATCGACGGCGTGCCTTTCAAGCAACACACGCATTCGGGCGTCTCAACAGGCTCCGGCATCTCAGGCCCGGTGGTTCCGTAGCGTTATTTCAATATCGTTTTAACGTTATTTCAATATCATGGCGTCGATACAGGTACGCGCGCTCAATCAGGCCAACGGCCAGTGGGATCCGACGCGCGGGCAAAGTCTGTCCAATTTCGTCTTCGATCTCTATGCCGTGGCGCAGATCATCGCCACGCGGCTCAAACTCTTCCAGGGGGAATGGTTCGAGAATCTGGCCAATGGCACGCCCATGTTTCAGTCGATCCTGGGCGTCGCTAATACCAACAATGGCGTGGCTCTGATCATCAGGGAACGCATCCTCGGCACTCCCTTCGTAACCGGCATTCAGAACGTCAGGGTAGTTTATAACCCTGCAGGACGCAGTTACGCTTTCACGGCGACCGTACAGACGGCCTTCGGGCGGATTGTCGTGACCACTTTGCCGGCTCCCGGCAATCAGGCGGTCATCACAGCCGTTCCGCTTGCGCTCTAAGAATTCAATCCACTAAAAAATGGCTTACATTCCGCCCACGGTCGGATCCGGCGGTCTGATCGTACCGCTCTACCCGGATATCCTCGCGAACCTGATCAACCAGTTCCTGGGAATTTACGGACCTACGTCCTATCTGCAGCCGGACTCGGCCGACTATCAGGACATCGCGGTCCGCGCCTTGCAGTATTCCGACGTGAACCAGGCATTGCAGCAGGTCTGGTTGTCGATGAGCCCGCAGTATGCGACCGGCCCTTCTCTCGACCAGCTCGGATCGTTGATCGGAACCGCGCGCAGGCCGTCCTCAAATTCCACGGTAGGTGTCGTCATCTCGGGAACTCCCGGGACAGTCATCGCGAACGGCATCGTCCAGGATACGACAGGAAACTACTGGACGCTGCCTCCCTCGATCACGATCGGCGGCGGGACCGGGACCGGCGGACAGGGCTCGGTAGCTACGACGGCGGTGGCTCTGGTGCTCGGCAATATCACGGCGAACCCGGGCACGGTTACGATCATCGTCACGCCCACGC